AACGAAGCTGATTGATAATACCTTTTTGTTCATCACTAAAAGTATCTATATCATGGTCTGTTCCGTTTATAGAAACAATATTTGTTTTATCTGTCATCTTTTCTCCCTAAGATGGTTTTGTAGGCCAATCAGCATCTTCTAAATTAGGCCAGTTGCTGTGACTTGGTAAATCACGTAGTGCTGTACGATAAGTAGCCCAAGAAGTTTTAACTTCGGTTGACAGTGGGCTGTCGTTTGCCTGTGTCCAATCTGATTCAGCCAAAAGATTATCTCTACGCTTTCTGTTAAAACTAGCTTTTAAAGAAGCCGCTTCTTCGTCTGTTGGCGCATTAGGGTCAGTAAAATTTGAGCCATCGTATTGCCAACCAATACTACCTTCTGTTGCCTCTACTAAATTAGGCAGGTCAGACAAGGAAGAAACCTCAATAGTATTTGTTACAACACCATCTTCAATTACATGCGCTCTCATTATTCATACTCCCAAACTATTATTAAACCTGACTGTCCAGTTCCACCGCCCTGACCGCCACCGCTTGATGTAGAGCCACCACCGCCTCCAGAACCATAAACTTCAGCGTTTGAGCCTGCTTGCGAAGTGTAAGCTCCTCCTCTTCCGCCACCGCCAAAAAATGAAGCTCCTCCATTTCCTGCTGTAGCATTATAATTATCATAACCTGCGTTGAACCCTGCGCCACCACTAATGTTTACATTGCCCCCTGTTGCCGTACCACCATTTCCTGCACGATTGCTAAAACCCCCACCTTGACCACCAGAACCACCATTTGCAGAAGCATGTGAACCAAAGCTAGTAGTACCACCTGTACCACCATTTCCTGATCCACTACCTGCTGTTCCTGCTGCGCCTATTGTTACTGTTTCACTGGAAATAGAAGATACATCAATTATTTTTCTAAAATAACCACCTGCGGCTCCACCTGCTGCGGGAGCGTAACCTGGTTCTCCTGCTCCACCACCACCACCTGCTCCAACGCCCTCAATAATAATTTTTGTTATACCTGAAGGTCTTGTCCACGTTCCACTAGATGTAAAAACTTGATAGGATGATGGGCCGCCACCACCACCTGCATCAGCCCATGTTGGTGCGGCACTAGATCCGCCAGATGTTAGAACCTGTCCTGATGTACCGTAGTTTGCCCCTGCTATTCCAAGCTGACCTGCTGAAGCGATACGAAAACGTTCTGAATTATTTGTTTTAAAGATAAGTGGATCGGTATTACCCGTTTCCACAATAAACTCTGTTGGAGTTGAAACTATTGCGTGAGTTCTGTTTCCACCATTGTCTTTAAAATCTAAATTTACCCCTGCGCTTCCACCTTGCAGAGTAACATTAGTATAATTACTAAAAGTACTAGGCGAATTTGTCCCAATACTTATAGCATCATTTCCACCATCAACAAATAGCATGTTAGCATTGCCATTGCTTTCAACACGAAAGTCTACGTTATAGCTTTCATCATTAAATACTGTTTCCGTAGGCTCAATATTTAGACGACTAAATAAAGCACCACTTGTTATAGTATTGATAGCTAGTCTACCGTCTTCAGAACCATCTGAAGCATCTCTAATCATATTTACAATACGCACATAATCTACGTCTTGACCTGCATCATTTTTACCCACCACATCAATTCTACCAAGTTGGTCATTAACAGAAGGAGAAGAAGAGTTTCTATTAAACTCAAGAACAGGGCCAATGTCTGCATCTGCATCAGTAGACACAAGCGAAAGTGCGTTTGAATTATCAGTAATAGTTATTGTTGCGTTGCCAACCACATCCAAAGCAGTGGCAGGACTCGCGGTTCCCACACCCACTCGATTGTTGGTGCTATCGACTACGAGCGTGGTTGTATCTACAACAAGCTCTGGCGCTCCGCCGTCTGCTATAAAATCTCCTAAGTCTCTTGCTCTAGTCATTTTTTATTCCTTCATGTTATGCGATTGCGTAGAAGATAAAGGTATTGCCGCTGCCGCCGAGAATATTGTTGTTAATAATAAAGCCCGAACTATCAGGGTCTATATTATCAGAGCCAGTTGCTTCAGTGTCAGTGGTATTAAGTTTAAGTCTTTTATCATTACCTGCTACAATATCACGAAAAACAAACCAATCGTCTGCTGAATTAGTTCTCTTCAAAAGGACAAACCTAGCAGTACTAGAAAAGCCACAGTCAATCGTCATATCTGTTCCATCAGAAGTAAACGAACCCACCTTGGATACACCATCAACTGAGGCAAATAAGAATGAAATATAATTTAAACCGCTTTCATTTGTTGTATCAGTGGTGTTTAAATAAAAATGTGTAGCAGTTGGGGCTGTTGTAGTACTGTATCCCCTGCCTAAATTTTCGAGGCTGTTAGTTGTATTTAGGAAACCTTGCTTTCCTAAAACATATGTTCCCCAATCTTTTGAACTTGACCTACATTTTGTCCATATCATTTCTGGAGCAACGCCAAGGTTGTGTTCTATAGCGTGATTGTTTGATCCGTTTCCGGTGTGGCAAACGACATCGAAATAGCCAGGTGCACGCCGCCACATCCAATGTATGGTATCAGTAGAAGTGTCTGACCGATTAATAAAACCATTCTGATAATCAAAAGCTGCCTCACTTGAACTTCCTTGTGCATAGGTTTGATTAGTGTAAAGACGCTTACTTTGCATTAGTCTCGCGCTGATATATTTGTTGTCATTTGAGGCTGCATTCGTATACAATCCCATATCAACTGGAAAACCAGAAACTGCATTAGGAGGGCCGCCAACTCGGTAACTAAAAGCAAACACATCAGTCGCACTGGTAGGCTCTGCGAGTGGGCCTCTGCGGATTGCCATGTAGACGTACTTTTTTCCGTGAGAATTTGTTGCGTGACCACCTTTAGGTCTAAAACCATTTGCCTCTAAATTAATATAGTCGTTGGTTGCATCTTCGTCATTAGCTGAATTAGCTAGAACATAAGCATCCTTTCCGGGGTCATTAGTAGTGGTTGTTATGCCCCTCATAGCATCAAACATATACCACCCAAAGTTACCATAAGGGGTTGTTTCCGCATTTTTTACCATTATCCACTGAGGTTCAAAACCTAAATTAACTAAATCACCTAATTGATCAGTATTTGAGCTGCCCCCAGTGTAAGTTCCGCACTTAATAACATCTTGGTCACTATCAGGGCCGAACTCACCGTCACTGTTGTTGTGTGCGAATAGGTAGGCTACAAATGTGCCGCCATTTGCGTTCGTGGCAGCATTCGCACCTACTGTAAAGACACTATCTGTCGGCTCAGTGTTGTTCCAATAACCTGCGTTTCCACTTTGTGCATTAGTTAAATTTAAACGTATAAATTTAGTTGCAGGATTAGTACCGTTATTCAAACCCCTATGGTAACACGCCCAATCAGATGTGGTGTCAGTGCGCTTTACAATAATCATGCCAGGGGTTGATCCTAAATCATGGCTTATGGTTCTGTTTACGCCTGTGCCTGTGTAAGTCAAACATGTAAAAAATTTAGGAGCTTTCCGCCATGTCCAAGAGGCGTATCTTTGACCATTTACATTATTATATGCTGCCCCACTACTTACAGTAGTAAATCCATTACTATTATAAGATGCAATTTCTGAAGCGTAATCACTTGCAGCATTTGTTGCATCACTAAATAAAGTTCCTGACCTTTCGGTATCATACAAAGTGTGATTGTATCCATTTGAACTTCTACCTTTTATCCAAACCAATCCACCTTCGCCAGAAAGATCAATACCATTATTAGCAGTGTAAGCAGAGCCTGTACCTGTCACTAAAAAAGTGCTAAACACGTCGTCTATATCCAGAATTTCACTTGATGCTGCTGCACCAATGCCGCCAAAACTCCTAGCTGAAGCTGCACCAAATGTTGAAAGTAAAGGCATGTATATTCCCTATGCGAACTGTGTTATTGATGCTAACACTGTAAATGTAGCATTTGCTGTCTTGATAATCGTGAATGAGTAAGCATCAATACCTGATGCGTTACCTGCTGTAGGTGCAGATCCACCTGACCACTTAGGTGTAACGGATGATCCATCTACTTGATAAGCGTTGAGGTAGTATGCTGTTGAGCCTTGCGTCATTAATACAGCGGCAGTTATTGACTGACCTATAGCTAAATTTGCGTTTACATTACTAAAGTTTATAGTTCTGTTTGCAGTTTGATTAGCTGTATAAAGCTCTACTGCTTGTGCAGTTGTGTCAAATGTAATTGTGCCAGTAGTTGAAGTTTGTACTGTTACTTTTTCATACACTTCCTCAATATCAAGCGTACCATCTATAGTAGCACCACCTGCGTTTACTGTGCCTGAGAAGTATGCATCCTTAAACTTATAAGATGAGTTCCCAATATCAGTTGTATTATTTGCAACTGCACCTGTCGTTCCTGCGGGTAATAAAGCGTTTCCACCATTAGCAAATGTAATACCACCATACGTGTTGTCTTTTAAGTAAACCCTATCAGAGTTAATCCCAATACTCCCCACATTGGTGCCGTCTTTGCGAAAATTTA